CCCAGGTAGTCCTGCCGCTAAACAGCGCACAGCCCGAAATAAAAAATTACAGGGTGCCGCAAGCAACGCAATTATCGGTGGAGCGTTTCCACTACTCTTCGGCCAAGGAATCGGTGCTGCAGTCGGTGGTGCGGCAGGTGGTGCAGGCGGCGGTTTGCTGGGCGGGCAGTTTGGTTTCGGCCTGTCACTTGTTGGCACAGCAATTGGAACCGCAGTTGATACCTTAATTGCTAAAACCGGGGACCTTGGCAAAGCCTTAAGCCCGCTAACCGCGGATATCGGTGCTTTAGCAGACGCTGCAGGGCTGGCTGGTACAGAAAATGGGAAGCTGATTAAATCGCTGAAGTCTTTTCTCGGATCTGAAAAAGCTTTAGAGCTGGCGTCTCAGCAGCTAGCTGTAATCGTGGGTCAAGATGGCGTGCAGGCCCTAGAGCAGTATGGGGATGCAAACACCGAACTGTCGAACCAGCTTAGTAAAGCTTTTACAGGTCTATCTGCATCTATTGCGCCATTTTTGACAAGTGTTACAAAGGCGATTTCAGGCAGAGTTGAAACTACAAGATTAGTAAAACGTGGAGTCACTGAATTTAGTACTGATCCAGCTATAAAAAAAGCTCAAAACGAATTTCTAAAACGTAAAATTAACGAGTTTGAACTTGAGCAAAAAATAGCTGATGTTGTACGCCAAAAAGAACAGGAGGCAAAAAAAGCTGCGGACGCTAAACTACAGTCTGCAACAGGCAGTCGCATTGACCTACAGATTGCTCAAGAAAATCTTACTATTGAAGAAGCAAGAAACAATCTTTTAGACCAAAGGGTACAAAAAGCAGAAAAAGAAATAATATCCTTAGATTTTCAAAAACAGTCAGAAGCTATTTTGCTTAAGTTAGATGAAAAACAGTTAACTGAAGCTCAAGCAACGCTTCTTCTTGAAGAAGCAGGTGTAGAAAATACTCGCAAAAAACTAGCTTTAGAGAACTCTATAACCAAAGCCAAAGAGAATCAAATTAAGCAGCTAGAACGTGAAAATCAGGCCGCAGAGCGTAAGGCAGCAGCAGAAGCAAAGAGAATACAACGCGAGTTAGACGCACGAAACAGAGGCATTAGCTCGGCCCAAGTCGGCAGTATGCAATCTTTGATTGCAGGCAGTAGAGCTGGGTTACAAAGCACCCGTGTATTTGAAGGGGAAAAAGCGTTCCTAGACGAAAGCGAAAAAGCTTTGGAATACGAGGTCAAACTAAAAACTCTAATATTAGATATTCAGTACAAGCAGCGAGCTTCACAAGCAAAATCTCAGGAAGAAGCAGAACACTTGTTTAACACATATAACACACAATACGACACTATTGAACGCATATACTTTACTCAACTACAACAAGTACGACAGCAAAAAGAGCAGCTTAAGGTACAAAAAGAGATTAACGCTTTGCAGCAAACAGAAGAGACTTCCGGTATCACGCGGGGCTTTACGCGCAATATTGCGGACGTGGAACGCAGGATTGCTTCGCCATTTGGAGGCGATGATTCAGACATGTTAAACCTTAGAATCGAACAACTTCGTCGAACAGAAGACTTATACAGGGACATAGATACTCAGGTAAGTATTTTAAACAAACAGCTAGAAGCAGACCCTAGCAATGAAATGATTGCGGACAACATAAAAGGTTTAGAAGAACGCAGACAAAAACTTGAAGATCTTTTGCCAGTTTTAGATCAAGTAGAGCAGGCGGAATTGCGCCAAAACCAGTTAATGGATAAGTATGGCTTTATCGCAGACGAAGCCGCCACTGCAATGTCATCTGCTGTGCAGTCAGTTATCACAGGCACTGGTTCAGTCCAGGAAGCCTTTAGCGACATGTTTGCCAACATCGGAAAAGCCTTCATCGATATGGCGACTCAGATGATTGCTAAGGCGTTGGTGATGAAGGCGATAGGAATACTTACCAGCGCCTTTGGCGGTGGCGGTGGTGGTGGTGGCTTTAACCCCAGCGCCCCAAGCATTACTGGAAATAGCATCGGCGATTTTGGCGGCGGCACGCCTTTCCTTGGTGCCTTTGCCGAGGGCGGTTATGTCACCGGCCCAACCAACGCTTTAATCGGAGAAGGTGGCGAACCTGAGTACGTCATCCCAGAATCCAAGATGCGTGAAAGCATGGGGCGTTATTCCAGAGGTTCACGTGGTGGCTCTGTTATCCCTGCAGAAGGTGGCGGCTCAGCTGGAACGGAAGGCGGTACTGCTGTTGCCACTCCAATCGATGTCCGCTATAGCGTGGAACGCATCAACTCAGTGGATTATGTGACCGCAGACCAGTTCCAAAGCGGAATGAAGCGAGCAGCATTGGAGGGCGCACAACGTGGTCAGCAATTAACATTGACCAGACTTCAACAGTCACCCGCAACCCGTAGGAGGATTGGAATGTGACGACACTTGCAGTTGGCAATTATTTAAAGCTTGCGAATCCAGCCCAAACAGTGGTTTACAGGTTCCAGAACTTTCATATTGGTGAGTCTGCAACTTATGACAGCTTTAATTGGAGCTTTTTACCGTTTGGTTTTTCTGGCGTGAGTGTCAACAGGACAGGCGATAACACTTCTGCAACGCTTGTCTTTCCCAACAACGAACTCAGCAGGGCATGGGCTTTAGAGGCAGTTACTGACAGGTGGCTGGCAACCGCTCTGGTGATGAACCTTGATCCAGACGACCGAACGGTTGGAACGCTGATGCACCAATACATTGGTCAAATCGCTGGCGGCAGCTGGGACGATGCAACTTTGAACCTTGAGGTAAACACGATCTTGGACGCTGTAGGGTCTGACGTTCCACTGCGCCGCTTGACGCAAAACTTAATCGGTAACATTCCAGTCACAAGTAATGTCCGATTGCGTTGATTTAATTGGGCTTCGCTACCGATTAGGGGCTGACGGCAGCAACGGTGAGATCGACTGCATCCACCTTGTCTTCAAGGTTCTGGAGCGGTGCGGTATAGACGCGCCACCATTTAATCCTGATTGGTACAGCTCAAGCAAGACAAAGGTCTGCCGTGATCTTTTGCGATGGGGTTACCGAGTGGAACAGCCGAAGTATGATGGGGATGTGCTTTTGTTAAAAAGGGACACTTGGATTTTCGCAGTCACATGGCAAACCGGGATTCTTTACATCAACAGCCAGCTGGACATCGTGACTTGGGCACCGGCATCCAGCTTTATGAGATTTCACTGCTTCCGTATGAAAGGCAGTTAATAGATATTCTTGATTGGAACGAAGAAGATTACAGGCGTTTTTCATACTTAGCAGCAAAAAGAGGTCAGGTTAGACCGGCGGCGTATGCGCACATTCCAGATATAAAGAACGGGCCAGAAACATGGGTGCCAATTGTTGTCAGCCTTGTCGTTGGCGCACTTTCTACCGCCGCTTCGATACTGCTAGCACCAAAACCAAAAGCTCCACCAGGCTCAGGTCCAGATAACAGAGTTAGTCGTCGTCGTCTTGGTGATCGCTCTGGGCAGGATCGCTTTAGCCCCACAACCGGCTTTGACACACAAGCCGATATAGCAGACTACGCAAGCCCAATCCCTATTATTTTTGGCCAATACACTGGAGCGACTGGCGGGATTGTTGCTTCACCTAGTTTGGTGTGGTCTCGTGCGTTTTCGCTTGGATCACAGCAATCGGTCAAGTTATTGTTTGTTCTTGGCGAACAAGGGTTAGGGGAAGGAATTGCAAGACCAGAACTAAACGGAATCTTTCTTGGTAATAGTGCATTAGACGCATCGTATGCACATGCGTTTGCTTTTTACTGGAAGAGGAATAGCAATAGCTTTTCACGAATCAAAGCGTCAAACCTTGCTTACGGCTCCAGAGGAACGCTGGCTTCAGGAGACATAGAAGCTAATGACGATATTTTTCTTTGTCCAACAGGTCAAGGACTAACGGACACTGGGTTCTCTGGAGCGCATAGCCCAACATCTAGCACTCAGTTTGGGGTTCATTCGGCAATTCCAAACGCTACAAACTATCGAGTGAACTGGCGTGTAATTTCAATTCCAAGACTTGAGGATCAAACTGACGATCCCAAGAATCGACTTATAGCTGAAAGGATCAAAATTGCTGGTGATTACGGAATAGACACCGGAGTCATTGCTATCAAAAATCAAGGCCAAAAAGGCGTTGGCCGCAATTATGGCCGTCGGATGGGCATTACTCACCTAAACGGTGTTCCAGTCTCTGACAGTGGCACTACGCCAAAAGAGGTACGAATTGCCTCTGTTGGTGACTTTGCGACTTTTACAATTGCTCCCGGCCAACTTCCTGCAAATATTTACAACTTTGGCACAGATGCAGTTAGTGTTGACGATATTAATTCAGCTATTACTGCATCGCGCAGGAGCGCAGACGATGCTCTTCAGGTAGGCGAAACGATAGTCATAGGGCGCACTGTTTGGGTTGTGGAAGCAAGAGCTTTACCTATCTGGACAGAAGGCAGCCGTCAGGAAATACAGCTTCGTTGCGTTGAGACTTTTGGCACGGGGCTCGGCGCTTCAATCGGATTAGTCAGTGAAAGAATGATTGCCAGAGGAGTTTATAACGATGACAATGGGCGGACTAATGCTAGAAACGCTTTAGGGATGAACGCTGGCGCAGGTTTTTACCCGTTACTTAAGGCTAGTTTTGGAGTCGTAAGAAATACGCGAGCTTGCGGAGTTACTGAAATTGGTATTAGATCTCAAGTGTGGAACCGTGCCAATGGTCTTGCAAACTTCGCAACAGTTCCGTCACCTAACGATTTACGTGCAGCAGAGTTTGACAAAATTAGTTTTGAAGTCGGCACGATGTCGCTTTATCTAAAACGAACATCCGTCTGGACGGTATTCTTGCGGCCTGCTGGAACGGATGAGAATGGAACTGAATACGCATGGGCTCCATTAGGAGAGCAGTTTTGCGTTACTGGAGAAAGCCCACAAGATCAATATAATTACATCCGCTTTGGGCATCCAGAGCAAAGACAGTATGAGTACAAATTTGTCCCAAAAAGCGGAGCTGATGTTGCGCGTCACAGTCCTGATGATGCTCAATTTATACGTTTAAACGCAAAAACAAATCAGCTTGTAGGCGGAAGGTATGAAACAGCATATGGCTCTTTTCAGGTTAGCGTTACGGGGGAATATGTAACAGTTGGCGCTATTACATACAACCCAGAAATGGCAACCAAGCCTGTTGTCAGGGATGGATCAACTGCGTATTCTGTTCCTGCTGCACTTGAGGTAGAGACTCATTTACCAGATACAGAAGATGATTCAATCCAAGTCGCAAGCGTTGGTTTTAGTGACTGGCTGCCGGACGGAGTGTCGCAAGGCAGAGCAGGCGCTACTTTTTACGCACTTTTTGGGCAAGCCAGATCTATGGGGCTGACCGGCTCTAAACAGGTCACAACAACTTTTACGAACAATCGCAGCATCACGATTCAATTTAACGGAGTTGTCAACGCCAACTACCCAGCCACCCATCCGTTTTTCCCTGGATTTAGAGCGTGGAACTTTACTAGCATTGAGGTTGTTTCAAGCAGCGGTGGATTCAATACAGGTCAAGTTATTGATATTCCAATTAGTGTTGCAGGTAACCCAAGAGCGATACGTTATGGACTAACGACAGGAGGCGTTCGCTTAACGGTTCTTTCCACGACGGCGGGAACTGCACCTAAAGGGCGTTCAGCTGCTTTTGCTTATGAGTTGTTTGGGAGTCAACAGTCGTTTCCTTTGGGTCATGTCGCGCAGGTAACTATTGACGCTTCATCCGATTCAGGAGCTTTTGCAACAATTATTGCGACAGGCACTGTCGTCTCTCGCCCAGCGTTGGGTCAATCAATATTTCCAGGGCAGACGCAAGCTTGGAGTGTTAGCTATGCCGTTGAACCCACCTTGAGCTTTGGGACGTGGGTAAGTGGCTCGCTTGTCACTTATCCCCTTACTGTGTCATCGGGGAATCCGTTCAAGCAAACAGGAACCACAACAGGAGTCGTTTTAAAAGTTTTATCATTAGTGACTGTTGATGTTCCGCCTGGGTTTACTGGCGAAAGACTTTTTGAGGAAAACAGTCAGGTCAATGATATTAGCCTTTACGGCGATCTTCTGAACAAGTCAAACGATTCATCACCAGAACACGAAATTACATATGTAAACGAAAGTGTTGTCAATGATAACGTACCAGATTATGCCAATTTAACAATATGCGGCTTGGCATTAAAGTCTTCTCGTAATTTTGCAAGTGTTGATCAGCTTCGCGTCTGGCTCGCTGATGGCGTTTCGGTTAAGAAGTTTCAAGCAGACGCAACATCTGATATTGGCCCAAGCAATAAGTTCACTGATCTTGTCTACTACCTGCTAACCGATAAAACTGCTGGTGCGGGAGGCGTTGTATCTGCTGAGTTGATCAGGACAGAAGACTTTCCAGCCACTTCGCAGTTCCTGAAAGCAAACAAGCTGTTCTTTGATGGAGCGATTGACTCACCGACAAACCTTCGGCAGTTTATTTCTGACACAGCACCGTTCTTCCTTTGCAATTTTGTTATTAGTGACGGCAAATTCAGCTTGGTTCCTGCATTGCCTACAGACTTAAACGGCAACATTACTCAGCAGCCAATCGTCATTCAGCAGCTATTCACCTCTGGCAACATTATCGAAGATTCGTTCAGCCTTGAATACTTGAGTTCGGAAGAGCGCAAGAACTTTCAAGCTGTGGTGCGTTACCGCCAAGAGCAAAGGAATCAATTGCCAGAAGAAAAGACGCTTGTCGTTCGCTTTGCGGAAGCAGGCAGCGAGCAGTATCCGATTGAAGCGTTCGACCTGACGCAGTTCTGCACAAGTCGTGACCACGCTTTCTTGGTAGCCAAATTTTTCTTAAGCCTTCGTCGCCGGGTAACTCATACCGTCAAGTTTCGCACCAGTCCTTTTGGCATCTCGTTGGCTCCAGGCAATTTTATTCGTGTTGTTACGGAAGCCAGCCCGTACCAGTCAGCTAGGAATGGAACGATTAGCGCAGACGGCACAATCGTGTCAGCCACCGCAATTACTGATGGAACGTATTCAATCGTTTTCTTTAGATCAGATGATGATGAGGTAACTCCTGCCACGATGACGGTTGCGGGTGGCAAAGCGGTTGAGACCGCGCTTTATGACTCGTTGTTTACGATTTCAGAGACATCCGTTTCGTCTAATGTGTATATGGTTGAACAGCTGACATTGGCAGAGGATGGAATGGTTGACGTTGTAGCAACTGAGTTTCCGACAACTAGCACTTTCAACAGCCTGATGGCTGAAGATGTATTGACTGACAGCGCGTTTACCACTGAGGGCTAACAATGGCATTTCCTTCGCTTACCCCAACAAGCCGCCAATTTGAGACGGGTGACTACCCAATCAAGGCATTTAAGTCTCAGTCCGGTGCTGAGGTTCGGATCCTGTACGGCAGCCAACGAACCAACATGAAGTTGAGTCTTAGTTACTCAAACCTGAGCGATGCAAATACGGAACTGTTTATTGATCACTTTGACGAGACCAAGGGCACGTTTTCAGTTTTTGATTTGCCGTCAGAGGCCCTAGCGGGCTGGAACGGTAACAGTGACGCTTTGGATGCTTCAGGAGCTAACGAATGGCGATATGAAGCAGCTCCACAGGTTTCTAGTGTGCGACCTGGGGTTAGCACTGTTACAGTGGCCTTAGTGGGTGTTTTCTGATGGCAAAGGTTTACACCGGCAGAGATGGCGTAATGCAGCTGGCAGGCGTGACCCTTGCCAAGGTCTCAAATTTTTCGCTTCAATCTGATTTAGAGACGCTAGAAACAACAACTTTAAACGAGAATATCCGCACTTATAGCCCTGGCATTCTTGGCTATTCAGGTAGCGCAAACCTGTTGTATTACAAAGACGATAGCAACGCAATTAACACTGCAAACTTGCTGAACAAGTTAATAAAAACAGGCACTGATGGGATTAGTTCTAGCGATACGGTTGAATTAACATTTCGTTGGGTTGATGGAGCGGACAACAACGATATTAAATTAACTGCGTACATAACAAGCGCAACAATCGGTGCCAGCACTGGTGAAATTGTAAGCGTCAGTATTTCGTTTGTTGGTACGGGCGCACTAGCCACTGCAACGATCTCATGACTGTTTACCTTGGTACTTTTGGACAGGTAGAGCTAGAACGTCAGTTTGGCGGAAGCGAGCTGAGCTCTATTATTAACACCAGTGATGTAAACGCTTCGGCTAAAAGGTTTAGCTTTGATTTTGAACACGGCCAGCTACTAACTGGTGATCAAATTGAAATTCTTAGCACTGACGATAGCGCCCTTGATTTTATTTCTGGGTACTCAGCAAGCGGTGTCAAGAAGTTTATTTATGTTGACGATTTAGGCGGCATTCGTCTGTACGACTCTTTTGCCCATGCTGTTAATGGCGGATCGGCAAATGCAGTTGCTCTTGCCGCGCCTGGTAATGACATCCCAATCAAGGTCAATGTCCAGAACGCAGCTTTCCGTCTGTTGGCTCAGTGCAATGGCTTTGAGCTGAATACCGAAAGGGAAACCGTAGACACGACAACGCTTTCTGATGAGTTCAGAAGCCGGGTCAATAGCTTGATGTCTGGTTCTGGCCGAATGTCTGGCTTTTGGGAATACACAGGCGACACTGCGAACGAGTTGCCGCATTACTTACTTGAGCTTTCGTTACGCACCAAGGTGGGCAGTCAGTTCAAGGGCCGTTTTTACCTAAAGACGGACACCTATAACCCAAGCGGCGTGCCCGATCGTTCTGACGATAAGATCTGGTACGAATTTACTGGTGTCTTAACGGCCTGTGCTGTGCAGTTCACGACATCGTCTGTGGTTGAGATAACGGCTGATTTCATTACGACTGGTCCTATTGAGATCAGGATGGAAGTTGAGCCAGTCAATAAGGTCTTACAGGAGGATGCAAATGACATACTCTTAGATCAAGATGCGGCAGCTAAACTGCTGTTAGAGACTGACCAGTAACCCGAGGGAAATTAACCGCCAATGGCTGACCTAAAGATTTCTCAGCTAGCAGCCTTGGCAGGTGCCAATCTTGCTACCGCTGATGAGCTGGCAATTGTTGACAGCAGCGCCAGTGAAACCAAAAGAATCACTGTTACCGATCTGGTGGGAAATGCCACCACGTTGATTGCTGACGCCACGATCCCTGGCGCAAAGATTTTGTTTTCTGCTGGCGATATTGCCACAGCTGACATTGCTGATGCTGCGATAACCACGGCCAAGGTTGCTGATGATGCGATTACAGCAGCAAAGCTAGGGAACGAATCAACTGTTGATCTAGTCACGACGTTGCCCGGTGCTGGTGCGTTCACGGGTCAAATCGCATTAGACACAGACGACAACAAGATTTATATCTGGGACGGTTCAGCGTGGCAATCGGTTAAGGGTGCTGGTTCTGTCAACGTTGTTAACGGCAGCACAACTGGCATCGTCAACATCACCGCTTCTACGAGCGGCGACACAGTAACGATTACAACGTCTCTTGATAACACGACTGCTGGTGCTCAATTCTTAGGCGGCCCTACAGGGGCATCTGGAACGGTTGGTTACAGGGCTCTTGTTGGCACCGACATCCCAACGCCAACCACAAGCACAAAAGGCGGTGTAATCGTCAATGGCGAAGGTCTCCGCATGGACGGGGATACGCTTGAGGTCAATAACGATGTCACAGCAAATAGCAGTACATATCAGGCCGTTCAATTTGATTCAAAGGGTTTAATTACAGCTGGCCGGGACATTACAGCTGCTGACTT